GAAGTGCGTTTTTGGATGCGGTCGGGGTACCTGGTCCTGCAATGGGTCACTTAAATATGTTTTTAGGTCACTCAGATACGGGTAAAACAACTGCGTTGGTTAAATCTGCGGTTGATGCACAAAAGAAAAGTATCCTCCCTGTTTTTATTATCACCGAACAGAAGTGGTCATTTGAACATGCAAGAACGATGGGTTTCGAATGTGATGAAGTGGTTGACGAAGAAACAGGTGAGTTAGAGTGGGATGGGTTTTTCCTATTTAACAATAACTTTTCATATATTGAACAAATTACTGATTATATCAATGAGTTATTAGATGCCCAAGAAAAAGGTGAGTTGGAATACGACTTACTATTCTTATGGGATTCTGTTGGTTCAGTACCGTGTAAAATGACTTTTGACGGTAAAGGAGGTAAACAACACAACGCGGCTACATTGGCGGATAAGATAGGTATGGGTATTAATCAGAGAATATCAGGTTCAAGAAAGTCAGATTCGAAATATGAAAACACATTATTAATTGTTAACCAACCGTGGGTTGAGTTACCTGATAATCCTTTTGGTCAACCTAAGATTAAAGCTAAAGGTGGTGAAGCAATATGGTTGAACTCATCATTAGTATTTTTATTTGGTAATCAAAAGAATGCGGGTACTAACAAAATAGCCGCAGTTAAAGACAAAAGAAAAGTTAAATTTGCGGTTAGAACGAAAGTGTCTGTAATGAAAAACCACATTAATGGTTTAGGTTATGAGGATGGTAAAATCATAGTAACACCACACGGTTTCTTGGCGGGTAAAGAGTCTACCGAAGAAAAGAAATCAATTGAACAATATAAGTCAGAACAGGCGGAGTATTGGAAAGAAGTAATCGGAACTGACGGAGATTACAAATTGGAAGAAGTCAGAGATGTCTAACCTATAATTAAAGGTAAGTTGACAAAAACACTATTAGTAGACGGAAATAATTTATTTAAAATTGGTTTTCACGGAGTGAGAGAATTCTACCATGAGGGTAACCATATTGGTGGTATTTTCCATTTTGTGAGTACTTTGAAAAAATTCTTAGTTGAACACAATTATGATAAAATAATAGTGTTTTGGGATGCAGATGATAACTCAGTATCGAGAAGAGTCCTACTAGAACAATACAAAAGAAATAGAAAGAGAACTCTTAACGAACAACAACAAATTTCTTTTGAATGGCAGTTGTCGAGAGTTAAGAAGTATTTGGAGGAGATGTTTATCCGACAGGTATCTATTGATGGGTGTGAAGCGGATGATGCTATTGCACATTATTGTAATGTCTCTAAAGACGAATACAAAACTATATTTTCAGCAGATAAGGACCTTACACAGCTCATCTCAGATAATGTGGAGGTTTACTCACCTAATCATAGAAACCTTTATAAGAAGGGTGATAATATCCCATTGAAAGATATTTCATTACCTCATTATAATATAACTACATTTAAAATTTTATCAGGTGACAAGTCTGACAATATTGATGGTATTTATTTATTAGGTGAGAAAACTTTTGCAAAGATTTTCCCTGAGATATTGGACAATTACACATCTGTTGACGATATTATACAACGTGCTAAAGAGCTACAATCTGAAGGTGACAAAAGAAAGATTATACAAAGTATCATTGAAGGAAAAACTAAAAGAGGGGTTTTAGGTGAAGAATTCTTTGATATTAACAAAAAAATCGTAGATTTGTCAAACCCAATGATAAGTGATGAGGGCATGGAAATGGTTGAACTCTACTATACTGAAGAGTTAGACCCCGAAGGGAGAGGATATCAGAATCTAATGAGAATGATGATGAAAGATGGAATCTTCAAGTACCTACCTAAACAAGACGATGGTTGGGTAGATTTTATAACACCTTTTATGAAACTAACTAGAAAAGAAAAAAAACGTTACAAAAACAAAATTTAAAAAAAAAATGAAAGAAAAAAACGACGTAACAAAAATGGAATTCCTTTTAATGTTGAATGAGAACATAGTTGTTCAAAGATACTTCAACGTGAGGGGGTACAATCCGAAGGCAAGAAAGAGTATTGATGTCTTAGAATTCGTTAATGATTTTACTAGCGATTTAACTGAAATCTTAAAAGATAGAACTAACATGTATATGTTAGACCACTACTACCAAATTGCGGTGGACTCATCTATCTTAGATACCTCGAATACCGATGGTGAAGAGAACTTCCACGTAAAAATTAGACTCGGAGATGAGACAATTTGTCATAGAGTTTTTGACGGAAAATTATACCCACCTAAAATAAGATACACTGTAGACATACGTCCGCAACTAAAAAGTGTACTTCGGGAGTTAACTGAGATTTTCTCGTCTGAAGATTTAACCTACGAGTACATGAACTATAAGTTAGTTTAAGTATATTTATATTTTACCCTAAAGAAAATTAATTGATATGTCAAAAGAAAAAAACTTCGGTTACCTTGGTAACTCATTCCAAATACAGCTTATAAACAACATAGTAGTTGACAAAGACTTTGCCAATTCCATTGTTGATGTAATTGACCCGAAGTACTTTGATAATCAATACTTTAAAATCATTATGCAAATGATTAAGGAGTACTACGTAAAGTATGAACACACTCCTACGTTTGCAACACTTGAGCAATTAACTAAAAGTGAGATTTCCTCGCCTATGGCTCAGAAAATGGTGTTTGACATGATAAATGACGTAAAAGAGTCACCAATTGAAGGGTCGACTTTTGTACAGGAAAAGTCACTTAAGTTCTGTAAACAACAAGAGTTACAGAAGGTAATGTCAAAGGCTCAAAAAATCATAGATAAAGGTGATTTTGAGTCTTACGACCACTTAGAGGAAATGGTGAGAGAAGCACTACAAGTCGGTGAAGTCGATGCTGGAACTGCGGATGTATTTGCTAACTTAGATGTGGTTTTAGATGATGATTATCGTCATCCGATACCTATGGGAGTTGCAGGTATAGATAACCTTATGAAGGGTGGTTTAGCGAAAGGGGAGATAGGTGTTATCTTAGCACCAACAGGTGTAGGTAAAACTACATTCCTCACAAAAATAGCTAATAATGCATTTAACTTAGGTTACAATGTATTACAGGTTTTCTTTGAGGACAACCCGAAGATTATTCAGCGTAAACACTTCACATTATGGACAGGAATTGCACCTGATAACTTATCGGGTCATAGAGATGAAGTAATGGAGAAAGTTAAGGAGATTAAGGAGAATACAACTAACTCTTTAACGTTGAAGAAACTACCATCAGATACCATGACTATGAGTCAAATAAAGAATCAGGTTAGGAAGATGATTGCGGAAGGAAACAAAATCGATATGATTGTTGTTGATTACATCGATTGTATATCGCCTGATAAAAATTTAGGTGATGAGTGGAAGAGTGAAGGTTCAGTTATGAGAGGATTTGAGGCGATGTGTCACGAATTAGACATTGTAGGATGGACCGCAACACAAGGTAACCGTTCATCAATTTCTTCCGAGGTTGTAACCACTGACCAAATGGGTGGGTCGATTAAGAAAGCTCAAGTTGGTCACGTAATCATTTCAGTTGCTAAGTCTCTACAACAAAAAGAGATGAATTTAGGTACGATTGCAATTACAAAGTCACGTATCGGAAAAGATGGGGTGGTCTTTGAAAACTGTAAGTATGATAATGAAATGTTAGTTATTGATACTGAACAAAGTATGACGTTCTTAGGTCTGGAAGAACAAAGAGAAGAGAAGCAAAGGGATAGAATAAAAGACCTCATGGAGAAGCGTAAGCAACGTGAGGGTATTTAATCATATTTATAATAAATAAACAAATAAATGTATTACTACTATGAATGGTAAAGAAACTAATTATGTAATTAAAAGAAACGGTGATAAAGTAATTTTTCAATCGGAAAAGATAAAATATGCGGTATTAAAAGCGATGAAAAGTGTTGGTAATATCGATGATGACATGGCGGATAAAATTGCTAGAATCACCAGAAAAGGAATTTTCAGAGGTGAGAAAGATAGAGTCCCTCATGTTGATGAAATACACGATATGGTGGAGAACAAACTTATGGATAACGGACTTAATAATGTTGCTAAAGAATATATTATTTACCGTAAGGATAATAGTCCAAACATCTTTAACAAAAGAACGAATTTAAAACCGTATGAGTACCCAGATTTAAATGACTATGTGGATGCAATTAGACACTCTTACTGGGTACATACTGAGTTTAATTTCACTTCAGATATTCAGGATTTCAAAGTTAAACTTGATAAAAAAGAAAAGACCTCAGTAAAAAGAGCGATGTTAGCAATTTCACAAATTGAAGTGGCGGTTAAATCGTTTTGGGGTGATATCTACAAAAGAATGCCAAAACCAGAGATTGGTAATGTTGGTGCAACTTTTGCAGAATCAGAAGTGAGACATGCTGACGCTTATTCACACTTAGTACAGTTATTGGGTTTAAATAACGAATTTGAGACATTGATGGAGGTACCAGCAATTCGTAAAAGAATCAAATACTTGGAGAAGGCAATCACTAACTCAAAGGCTGTGGAAAACAAAGAATATTTTGAATCGGTTGTTTTATTTTCTATGTTTGTGGAGAATGTATCGTTATTCTCACAATTCTTAGTGATTATGTCTTTCAACAAACATAAGAATATGTTAAAAGGTATTAGTAACGCAGTTGAAGCAACATCAAAAGAAGAGAATATACACGCTGGTTTTGGATTTGATTTAGTTAATCTAATTAAGAGTGAAAACCCTAGTTGGTGGACAGACGAACTAAAAGAAGACTTAGTTGTTGCAACTATGGAAGCGTATGAAGCGGAACGTGAGATTGTTGAGTGGATATTTGAAGAAGGAGATTTAGAGTTTTTAACTAAAAACGAAACAATGGAATTCATCAAACATAGATTTAATGTTTCATTGAACTCTATCGGAGTAGATAGTATATTTGATATTAATGAGACACTATTAGAAACGACAGAGTGGTTTGATGACGAAATACTGACAACAAAGCATACTGACTTCTTCAATAAGAGAAGTATTAATTATAGTAAGAAATCTAAATCGATTACATCTAACGATTTATTTTAAAAAAACGAAAAAACAAAAA